TCATCTCCGAAAGCGCGTGCAAAGACCCTCGAGAGTCAGCGCAAAAGGCCGTTGGTATCAGTCATCAGCGATGAGTGCAAGGAGAATGGTGCACGGCTGCACAGTGCGAGCAACGAGGCACCCGCCGACAAGACCCTGCAGGAAGGCGGTCGCTTCCGAAAAGTTCTGCCGAGCCATCGACAGGGATCTCTCCGAAGACGCAACCTGGCCCTGCCAAAGCTCGACTGGACCGGCTTCCGGTGGAGATTGCCTACGCCGTTCCAGCATCAGCTCGCGATTTCGGATCTCTGCCAGAAAGTGCGCGCTCACCTGATCTGTCAGGCCTTCAAGCTCATGTCGAATACGCTGCAGAGCTGAGTCTCTGTATCGTTCCACCTCGGAGGTGATTGTCACCAGTTGCCGAGATCGGAGTGCGTTCACCGCCTCATGTTTCTCGAGAGCCGAAAGTGGGGTTCTGCCTCTGGCCAGCGCATTGTTGGTCGACGACGTTATTGGTTGCAGACAAAGGTCCACATCTTCTTCGGACAATTCCCGCCAGCCATCCTTGGCCTTCCAGTAACCCTTGCGCATGAATACTGCCGGGGCTGTGATCCTGACCCTGCGCTGGAGGGCACGAAATAGGGAATGAAGCATGCGTCGATCGGCTGAAAGTGCGGTCTTCTGCACTTCTGTCGGCGCGCTGTTGAGAATCTCCCTTGCCTCGGCGGTCCAGAGCGCGGGAAGTAGCTCATCCGGGAAAGGGTCGAACTGCGCGACTGTAATGACCACCAATGGGCCAAGTCCCCGTGCCGGGTGACCTTCGGGTAGCCTGACGCTCGTCTGCACTACCGGCTTGGCTGTCCCGAAGGAACTGAGGCCTGCAGCAGCATAGCCGGCAACCAGTGCATCATGCAGTTCCGAGCCGTGATCGAGGAAACGAAGTGGGCGACCGGACCGTGTACCATCTGCCCCAAGCTCTCCATCGTCAGTGAAGACGATCTTCCGGGGCGGTGCAGAAATGTGGGATCGCCGATAGATGAATGGGACGTGACCTGACATCCAGTTATCACGGGACGCGCCAGGCAAGGAAAAGGGACTCTCGCCGGCTCGTCCTCGTTCGCCAACTCCATGATACCAGATCGTCTGGAAGCCGTAGCCATCCTCCTTGTCCAAACGCCCGCCGGTATCAAAGTCCCTTGATGCCTTAATCGTCTTTAGCCATGCGCCGAGAGCACGCTCTTCCCGTCGAATGGGCGTCTCATCAGCACGCGCCAGGTCGGACATCATCGCCGGGGCAGGGCAAGGTTTCTCTCGCCACAGTTCGAAGTCGGCTGCTGCCTCTTGCTGTGTGAAGGGATCTGCCTCCTGGAAGAGAGACGGCAGCCCGATGCCCTTTCCAGCAAGAGGAGTAACAAGAAGAGCTGCCTTCCGCCTTATGGCGGCATGCCCCAGAGTTGCCTGCAGTTCCGCCAGGTCCGTGGGCGAGAGCGGCGGAAGCGGCGAGTCGAACACGCCCAGTTCCGCGACCGTGTCGGCAATCGCGGTTTCCTGGGAGCCTTCGATCAGGATCCGCCAGATATCGATGACGCGCCTTGCGCCTTTGCGCTCGCCAGTTGCGCCAAGACGGTCCACGCGGCCGATCAGCTGATCGATGCTGTCGATTTCCCAAGGCAAGGAAAAGAAGATGATCCCGTCAGCAACATGGTGTAGGTTGAGCCCCGCCTGCACCCAGTCGCCAACCAGCAGGAGGCGGCTGTCGCCAGACAGCAGCGGTGCGAGCGTTTCCTGGATTTCCCGAAGATTGGTGACACCCTCGACGTCCATTGTTGCAGGGCGCCGAAGGACGGAGATTCCGTCAGCCAGCGATGGGAAGTATCTGGGAAGCGCCACCCGCAACATGTCGATCGTCGGGTTGTCCCCACAAACGATAATGAACGCGCGCTCGTCATCCTCGCACCATTGGCCGGACAGGATGTCCAGCAACGCTTCCAGCCTGCTGTCACCAGGATCCTCAAGTGACTTGACGCGGGCGGCTTCCGCAAGCTGACCGAGAGTTCCTCCACGTGCAGCAAGTTCAGTCAGGACTGTTCTTGCCGCACGAGCACTGCGCTGCAGGGCTCGCGCAGCCGTCCATGCAGGTCCTTGAATGCCTTGGGCGGGGTCTGTCCCGTCCAGCATCATGGCAGCGATCTCGTGGCGCATTCGCTCGGAAGTCAGGGGTCGCCGCCGGACCTCGTGATTACGGCGCTGCGGCAGATATGCACCCCATTCGGAGCGCCCGTTCCTGATGATCCGTCGCGTAGCTCCTGACCTCAGGAAACCCCTCTTCCAGCCGTCCGGGCTGTCCGTCTGGCTCAGATCCGCAAGAGCCGCTTCTTCGCGGCTCCGAAGAGCATCAGCCACGCTGCGTCCCTCGATCCGCGCAAGCGCAGCTGCTTCCGGTTCGATCATCCGCAGTATCGGCTCCCGCCATGCAGGATCGCCGAGTCTTGGTGTCGCAGACAGAACAAGAACTTGCCGGAACTCGTCAGCTCCCTGCGCGATTGCCTGGATCGCCTCCCGTGGCATCGTTTGGGGCTCGTCAACGATCAGGAGGTCGAAGACAACGGGATCCGCGGTGATGGTGCGCGCCCCCTCGCCGGGACGTGTCATCAGGTCGCGCGGTCTCGCCAGCGTGACCGGCGAAAGCTCTTCATTCGTACCATGCCCAACTGCACCTGCGATGGCAGGCATGACGTGACCACGAATCCAGCACTCTTCCTGCCATTGCGACAACAAGTTGTCCGGGGCAATGACGAGCGTTCTGTGCCTGTGAGCTTGCCAGCGCAGTGCATTCACGATCATCAACGCCTGTACGGTCTTCCCGAGACCGACCTCGTCCGAGATCAGGTGGCGAATGTGCGAGTCCCCAAGGATCCTGCGCACAGTCGCAATCTGATGCGGCAATGGATCAGCGGCGACTCCAAGTGCGCCACCCAACCCGACATCAAGCGCAGAGACCCGTCGCCGCAGTGCCTGGACGCCATTTGCGAACCGGAGGTACTGGTCCATCAATTGGTCCCCCCTTCCGGCAGATCCCCGAGGGCAAGCTTGCGTCGAAGGGCGACATAGCGAACGGCTCGGCTCGTCTGGGCATCCGAAAGTGCCTTGGCGAGCAGGTCTCGCCAACCTTCCGTTTCCACCATCAGCTTGGGCGACAGCCACAACTGGAGCATGGTTCGCAGTTCGGCACGCCCAAGCCATCGCAGGCCGGGTCGCCGGAAGGCATCAACGTGGCAGGAGTCAAGCAGATCGACGAGGTCGTCTTCGCTCAGTTCGCCGTACCAGGGACTGACCAGTGATGACCACCGCGCATCAGGCAGGATGAACGGGCGGAACATTGGCAGAAGCGGCATTTCCCGCGACCGCTCCAACGCATTGCGCCATGTTTCTGCAGGACGGAACATGTCCACCTCATCGAAGGTGTCGACGCCACTCGTTTCCAGGTGGTGCCGCAAGTCCTCGTATGCCTCGATCACGGCGAGATCGAGATCGCCCGCCAGATCGTCGCCCCACTGCAGTAGCGATTCCGGGACGTCTGGCACTGTCTCGCGAAACCGAGTGATCAAACGATCCTGCAGGAACTCCCGGTCAGCAGCTGTCTCGATCCTCGGCAGGTCTTTTCCCGAAACGAGGCCCAGCGCGTCCGCACACCGAAGGAGTGCCCCGTGAGGAGTGAGTATCGATATATCGATACCCGTTTCCAGCTTTCGCCAGCTCGACCCGCAGAGCTGCTCGATCAGTGCGCCTTCAAGTTCTTCAACTATCGTCCATCGCTGCCAGTTCGCCAGCAGATTGTTCGCTTCTGCGAGTTGCCATGCAGCATTCGCACGAGCCAATTCGATGAGACCGACGCCGTTGCCCCCCGAGGTCGGCTCCCGAAGCAGAGCAGGGAGCGACACTGCGCTGCGCTCTCCGAGGCCGAGTCGATTTGATCCCTGTCCCGAAAGGATCAGGCCCGCCGAGAGCGCCTCGTGATCCGCAGCGTCCGGAAGAACGAGGCGGGTGCCTTCCCAGTCATGATCCCCGGCACCGAGAAGGGGAGCAGCGGGGGTTGCGCGGACCGAAGGTAGTTCCCGGTCGTCATCACCGGTACGTGTCCACTTGCCGTTGTCCCAGTCGTAACGAAGCTCACGCCGAGCAGGTGGGAGCGAAATGACTTTCTCGAGAAGGCCCTCGACTTCGACATTTAGGCGTAGACCGAAATCACTTGCCTCGCGACCGGCCAGCCGCGTCTGGATATGATGCAAGAGCGGAGAGCGGCCTGTTATCGTGGCTGGCAACCGCTCGATCACGCCCTCGGAAGCAAGCGTCGATTCGTTCGGCAAGATCACCCGAATGCGGATAGGGACTTCCTCGAGGGCCAGTGGTGCGGTGATCCTGATCTCGAGGCGCCCTGCCTCGAGATCGGAGACATCTGCGTTGGCAGGCAGTAACGTCACCGCTGCGGGTTCAAGATCAGGCGGCTCGATGACTTCGAACTCCAGCCTGTCGAGGTCTCTGCCGTCAGCTGGCTCTATCAGATGCAGCCCGACATCGGCTCGAAGGGCTTTCCAGTCGACGCCGTGGATGCGAAGTACCTCGCCCGAAGCAGCGGAGCCATCGAGGAGCAGTTCGGCGCTGGCGCCGTTGCGTTGAGCGGCCAACACCGGGAAGCCACCAAGAAACCTGCGTGGCGATCCGGGTGCAGGCAGTCCAAGAAGTTGCAGAGTTGGAACGCGGTCTGGAATCAGAAACCCGCGGCGCCTCAGGAATTCGACATCCGCTGGGTCGGAGGTGTGCAGAACTCGAGTTTCGAGGTTCCCGTCGTCATCTACACGAATGCACTGGATGATACCCGAGTCCGATTGGAGCTTTTCGTTCGGAAACATTGCGCAAGCGGCCAGTCCGTTGGGCTCGACAGCGAAGAATTCCGGTTCGAGTGGCTGCAGACGTTCCATCGTTACATTTGAAGTTCCCTCATCGACATCGAGGGCATCGCCTCGGCGCAGGGGCGATGAGGGAAACGGGCAAACGTTGCTTAGAGTGATTTCACCGCCGGCAAGGAATGAGGCGAGAGGGACCGCTTGAACGCCATCAGCGGCACGAATGCGGTCACCGTGAATGCGCAAGGCGGCAATCACTTCGTCGCGCAGCTGCGCCGGCAATACTGGACCACGAATGATCAGCTGTCTCGGGGTACCGTCTTTCAGTGCAAGAACATACCGCGATGGCGTAATCTTCGCGAGGAGCGCCGATCGTCGTGCGACCGTCTTTCGTGCTTCCGTGATCGCTCGATACGCGCCGCGGTCCTTTCGGATATCACGGTCAATCCGGAGGAGGATGGTTTCCGAAAGCCAGCCCGAAGACTCGGGGGCAAGTAGCCTGCGCATGACCTCGAGAGCGACATCCCTCTGCAGCAGCCAGTTCTCGAAGCGGCGACTTGAATGACCTGCGGCAAGCACCCTCATGTATTCGAGCAGCCTGTCCGTGTCGTCGGCTGGAATCCCTGTTCTGACAGCACGTCTGAGAGCATCGGTGAGCTGAGGCTGGATTTCCAGTGGCACCACGGAGTTGCCGATTGGCCATGAAATGTGGGGGACATGGCGTTCCCACGGGCTGTCGCCGGGGCGAGCAAGACGAAAACTGCGGTGCCCGATCTCGAACAGCCGGGACAGGCCCGTTCGAAGCGAAGTACCCGCCTCGGTTCCGAGCTCGTGTGCAAGCACTGGCCAGAAATCAGTCCCGGTGCCCCGGTATCGGTACCCCACCTCGGTGGCGATAACGACCAACGGCAGATAGCTCCAGGACCACGCTGCTCCCGCGAGTAGTGGATCCTCCTCCAGCTGGCGGGAGACTATCTTTCTCAGTTTCTCCAGCGCCAGCTCGTCGAGCCCGTGCTCGATGGCAAAGACCGGCAGCTCGGCTCGCGCCCGAGCCAGGCTTGCGAAGTTCTCGGCAAGTGCCTGATGTTGGTCTGATAGCACATTTGCACTCTGCATCTTTCTTTCCGAACCCGCCACACTGTCGCCCAACAAGACCACTACAAAGCCAGTCCGGCGTGATCATCGCAAGGTTGACTACTAACTATATGAACGTCAATCATCTTTGGTATGTCTGTCGAGAGGTGATACGTGAGTTCTGAACCCGCGCTTTCCTGTGGTCCATTTGTCCCGAATGCGCCGGGGACTCGCAGTGCAAGAGCTATCGCGGACCTGGTTCGACGCATCGTTCATGCACGTCGTGGCCTAAGCCGTGCCGCGGTTGTGGATTGGGTGTCGCAGTTCGTGGATGACACAGACCACGTGCAGGCAAAGGCTCGCATCGATGGCGTCATCGATGTGCTCTGCGAGATGAAGGACATCGGCTACGGCACGATGCGCGGTGAACCTGTCCTGGTGGCTCTGCCTGAGCGTCGTGTAGCGCTGCCGGATGGGAAGGTGATTGCGCTCGGGGATCATGGGCTCCACGGCGCAGCCGACTCCGGATTCCTGTTCCCTGACGTTGCAGGACAGGCGAACGAAAGCCTGATCGAAATCCTGCGGACGATTGAAGAGCCTGTCTTGCTGTGTGGTCATGGTTCGCTTGCGGCCGATGGCCGCTGGGTCTCTGACGATCCGATGCCCGCGGCATTGCGCAAGGCTCTCACGCTCAGTGGGGCATTCGATCCCTTCGAGCGGAGATGGTCGCTCAGCGAGGAGACCGCCTCGTTCCTGAACGAATGGTTCAACCTCACGCCTCCTGAATCTTCATCGTTGAAGATGGAGTCGCCCGATGAAAGTCAGCTGCGCGTGGCGCAGACTCCTGCTGACACACGAATGCTAGTCGAGGCTGGCCCCGGGAGCGGAAAGACCCATGTGGCTTGCGAACGTATCATATCCCTTGTGCAGGACGAGGGTATTGCCCCTTCGCGTGTCCTGCTGCTCAGCTTCACACGCATTGCAGTTGCAGAGCTCCGGGATCGGATCGGTCGGCGCTTGAACGAAATTCCCAATGTGGCGGCATTGCAGATCAGGACGTTTGACTCGTTCGCAGCGCGCCTGCTTTCGAGTGCCGGTGTTGGTTCCTCAGGCGGGCATGACGCTTCAATTAGGGCTGCGAAAAGGCTGCTGCGTTCGGATAACCCACTCGTCGCAGATGCGATTGGTCAGCTGGAACATGTGATCATTGATGAGGCGCAGGATCTTGTCGGTGACCGCAAGGAGATGTGCGAAGCCCTACTTGCCTTGCTGAATCCTGCCTGCGGCGTCACGGTTTTCGGAGATTTCGCGCAAGCGATCTACGGCTATCAAAACAAGGGCAATTCGGGATCCACATTCCTTTCCGAAGTCGCCAAGCGTCCCGATTTCACTTGCGATCAGTTAGAGCGCGACCACCGCACACGGACAGCAGAGCTGAAGGAAATGTTCAGAACGGCTCGCCAGACACTGAGAGGCGATCCGGCAGGTTCAAGAGATAGCTACTTTCGTGTTCGGGAGGAGATCAGGGCAGCCGCGGTTGAGAACGACATTGCAGATTTCGCGATCCATCCGTCGACAACAGCCGGGCTGATCGTCACCCGAAGTCGTCGAGGACTATTCACCGCAGCTGAAGACATGCGCGCGGCTGGCCGAAGTTTCAGGCTCCGACTGCCCGACCGACCGCCTAGGATCGAAGCCTGGATCGGCGCGCTGCTTGGTGGTCTGCCCGCATCGACCCGCATGTCGCGCGCGGACTTCTTGTCCGTCCATGAACAACTGAGACCTGCGCCATGGCGTAATTCCGAGGAATGCTGGGAAATCCTGCTCGATCTCGATGCCTCCGGTCGGGATGTCATCTCGGTTGGCAACATCGCCGAGGGTCTCGCCGATCCGCCACCCGAACTGATCAGTGACCATGAGGGTGGCTCGGGCCCGTTGCTCTCGACGATCCATGCGATCAAGGGGAGAGAGGCCGAACGCGTGATGCTGCTGCTGATGCGGGCGCCTTACGGCGACAGGGTGGACTGGGCCGAGGAAGCTCGAACTCTGTACGTCGGGGCAACCCGCGCAAGCACCGAACTGCGCACTGGATGGATCAGCCCGAACAAATACTACTCGACTGGAGAACCGGAGCGGTTCTGGGCCGCGCGTCGTGCGCATCGCCTGATCGAGATCGGTCTCGAGGGGGATCTCGTGGACTGGGCCGAATTCGTGCGTTCGGGCCATGTTGCCAGTGAGGCGGACACGATCGCGAACATATGGCGTGCCGCGAACGACGAGCCGAGAGCCACAGCTTATCCTGCCTCCGATGGGCGTCTTGTCCTTAGAGTCGGAGACTCTGGCGGACCAGCGATCGGCTGCCTATCGGATGGTTTCGTCGAGTTGATGCAGTCGTTGCGCAAGGTCGAGCCGGGTTCGGCACTTCCGGAAGTCGTTTCGGGGATTTCTGTTGTGGGCGCGACTACAACAGCGGTGCCAGGCCGGCCCGGAGATGCACCGAGCCTTGCGCTCATGCCGCTGCTTGCCGGCTTTGCCAGCATTCCTCGCTGAGCGAGAACCATGGTTTCTGGAGAATGTGAATGATTGATGCTCGCGACACTATATTGGAACGGATGACGGTCGATCTCATTGGACCGGGGGCGACGGACGAGCTTATTTCGGATCGCCCCACCGATCGATATCTCACCGGGATCCTTTTCCCCCCTCGCACGACGATAGCGCCGGAAGATGACGACGAAGCGAGCGATGCTGACGATGCGGATGCGGTTGGCACAGCGCTGGATGGGGTGAAGGCAGCCTCGGCCTTTCGACCGAGTTCTGCCGGCCTTTCCTTCGCCGTCGAGCCGATCGGCCCGGCTCCAAGGCTGCGGGTTCGGGTCGACGGAGCCCGTTACAGGCCCGAAGGTGCGGCGGAGGAAGGTGGCGGTCCGGGGAGAAAGCGCGCACAGAGTTGGCGCCGAGCGCCTCAATTCGCCGAGGTGTCACTTGATCTTGTGGCACTGCGCAAGGAGCCAGCCCCGATCATCAGCCTTGCCAGCAGCGGGCTTGCGGGGGCCTCACTGCACTGCCGGATTGCTCCCTGGGGCGATATCCTGCTTGTCACGCTGGCGGTAACCAACGACGCAAAGCCAACTGAGGTGAGAAGTCGCGCGGCGAATGAGGAAGCCGCGCTTTTCCAGTTCTCGCTGGTTGTGGAGTGCGAGGATGGATGCCGGTTCGTTCCCAAACCGGAGAGGGTTGGTTCGGCAAGTGATGAAGACGATGCGCGCGCATCTGCCCTGCTGTATCGCAACGTGCAGCAATTTGCAGTGGGCCACACCTGCTCCGCGATGTGGGACGAGCCCGTGGAAGGCACCGTGCAGCAGGTCCGGACAAGCTGGTTTCCGGAATCCACCGTCCATGTCGTAAGCGCGGAAGGGGATACAGAGTTCAAGCAAGCGGATGCCAGGTTGCCTCTGGGGGCTTCCTGGCTGGCATCCGAGGACGACGCCAGTCTCTTCGCTGGACTGAAGTCGTTCGTTGATGCCTACGCTCAATGGATTTCGAGGATGGAAGTCGCCGCGCTCGCCATGTCCGAGGCGCACGTCGGGCAGGCAAAACGGCACATGCAGCGCTGCCGAGAGGCTGAACAGCGGATGCGGGCGGGTATCGCTCTTCTCGAGACTTCATGCGATGTGCTGACTGCCTTCCGGCTCGCGAACGCTGCCCTCGCGCTGCAATACTCGTGGCGTATCAACCCCCATCCGCCCGAACTGGTCTGGCGGCCGTTTCAGCTCGGTTTCGCGCTCCTGTGTCTTGAGTCGGTCTCGAACCCCGAGTCCTCCGATCGCGAGACGATGGACCTGCTATGGTTCCCGACAGGCGGCGGAAAGACCGAAGCCTACCTTCTGTTGACGGCTTTCACGATCTTCCTTCGTCGTCTCCGCGCCAAGGGAAACCCGAGCGGCGCAGGCGTGACGACGTTCATGCGATACACGCTTCGACTTCTGACAATCCAGCAGTTCGAGCGCGCAGCGGCCCTGATCTGTGCCTGCGAGATGGTCAGGCGCGGCAAGGTCATGCTTCAAAGGGTCAATCTGCCGGCACACTTCGCATCGGATATCCCGATTTCCCTCGGTCTCTGGGTGGGAGAAGGTGCCACGCCGAACACTGTCGCGCAGGCGGAGCAGGTGCTGGGCACCGATGCAGAAAGCTCTCCGTCTCAGTTGCGCAGCTGCCCGTGCTGTCATGAAGTCCTCGACTGGAGAATTTCGGCGGACAGGAGCCGTGTGGAGGTGCGCTGCCTGACGAAGACATGTGATGTCGGGCAGGAACTGGCATTGCTCCCGATCTGGACGGTCGACGAGGATGTCTACCGAGAACGCCCGACGTTGTTGATCGCCACGGTCGACAAATACGCGCAGATCACTCGGAACCAGAAAACCGGCTGCCTGTTCGGCATCGGCACGCCGGCAGATGCGCCTGAACTGGTGATCCAGGACGAACTCCACCTGATCTCGGGCCCGCTGGGAAGCCTTGCGGGGCTCTACGAGACCGCAATCGACGAGCTATGCCGCTCAGGAGCAGGAGTCAGGGCGAAGGTCATCGGATCGACTGCAACGATCCGCAGGGCCGAAGAACAGATCAAGGCCCTGTTTGACCGCGGCTCCTTTCAGTTCCCCCCGCCGGGAAGCGATCACACCAATTCTGGATTTGCGATCGAGGATCGTGGCATACCCGGGCGCCGCTATGTGGGGATCTCAACCGTTGGTCGCTCGGCCAAATTCACACAGCAGGCGGTGGCGGCTTCCCTGCTTCAAGCCGCCACCGACCAGTCGCTGGCGGCTGACAAGCGCGACGGATACTGGACCCTGGTCAACTATTTCAATTCGCTGAGGGAGCTGGGCGGGGCACTTGTTCTCATGCGTGATGACGTCGCCCGCAGCATCCGGGATTACGCAGAGCGCAGACCAGGGGAGACCGAGCGGGACGCCGGGTCGCAGATCGAGCTCACGAGTCGTGTCCGTTCCAGCGATATCCCGAGATACCTAAAGGACCTTGAGCGAGCGTGGAACGATCCGGATCACGTCGACATCGTGCTGGCAAGCAACATGATCTCGGTCGGTATGGATGTTTCCCGGTTGGGCCTGATGGTGGTCAACGGGCAGCCGAAGACGATTGCCGAGTACATTCAGGCGACCAGCCGGGTCGGGAGAAGCCAGAAGGCGCCGGGACTTGTGATCACATTGTTCAACGCGGCCAAGTCCCGTGACCGCAGCAGGTACGAGACCTTTGCCAGTTGGCATCGCAGCCTTTACCGGGATGTGGAGGCCACGAGCGTGACACCCTTCGCTCCGCGCGCGCGTGACCGTGCACTTCATGCTCCGTATGTTGCAATGGTGCGCCATCTGGTGGCTGGCATGGGGAATCCGGGCGCAATCGAACAGCATCAAGAGGAGGCTGAAGCACTCCTCGAAAAGGTGATTGCCCGGATCGAGCGGATTGATCCGGTTGAGTCAGGCGCGGCACGAGCACAACTCAACTCGTTCCTCGACGACTGGTTCGACCGACAGGGCCTGACTGACTATTGGCAAAACTACAGCGAAGCTCTCCTGATTTCGGCGGAAGCTGCCGCCGAGCGTGGGAACAAGGCACGCTTTGCCGGGCAGAGGCCGACCCCGAACTCGCTGCGCTCCGTCGAGGCATCTGCATCATATGTTCTGCTCGAAGGCGGATCGGACAGGGGGACGAGGCCATGAAACCGATCGGCAAGATTCGGCGGAGTCAGGTTCTGACAGGCAATGGCCCCGGCGCAATCATCGACTTCAGAGGCGAGAACGGCGCGCCTGTCTCCGTTGTGGCGGCTGGCCTTGAGGCGTGGGATCAACTAGCCATCAAGAAGGGGCTTCTGAACGATCAACGCATTCATCACGAGCCACTTCAGGCCAGGCTGCAGGTGAATGGGTTCAGGTTGCCGCCCATCGGAGACGAGAAAGTCGGCAGGGAGAAGCGACCACGCCTCTTGCCGGCCTATCGGTTTCCAGACTGGCATGTCTGCCCGAAGTGCAACCTCCTGCAACGAAGCCGGTTCTGGAGTTCCGAACTCGGGAAACCCGAGCTGTGGTGCCCCTCCTGCAGTTCCGGGCGCGGCAAGCGTGTCAGGAAGGTCCATGCGATACCGGTCCGCTTCATCGTGACATGCCCTGCGGGGCATCTTCAGGACTTTCCCTGGATGTCATGGCCGAAGCACGCCGAGTCCTGCTCCCGAAAGAAGCCGCTCAAGCTCATCGGGGAAGGAGCCGGACTGAAGGGGCTCAAGGTCCACTGTACCGAATGCAAGACGGAGCGTGACCTCGACGGCGCCCTGTCGCCTGGTGCGCTGGGCAAGATTTCTTGCGACGGACGGTCACCTTGGCTGAAGACGCCGCCAGAAACCTGCAGCCATCAGCCTGTTGCCATTCAGCGCGGTGCATCGAACGCCTATTTCCCTGTCATGGAATCGGCGCTCGACGTGCCGCCGTTTGGTGGTTCCTTCCGGGACATGCTGGAGGATTTCTGGCCCGACATCATTGCCCTCGACGACAGGTCGCAGCTTCCTGCCTTCGTGCGGAAGAAAATCCATCCCATGTGGCCAGAACCGGACACCAGGCCGGAAGACCTGACCGCTCGGATACTGACCCTCCTGACGATTCTTGACAACAAAACCGGCGACTTGCGTCCTAACGAGCACCTGATGCTGTACTCGGGCGGTCCGGATGGGGAGGAGTTCCCCGAGTTCCAGATTTCGCCTCAGCAGATCCCCCGTGACCTGCAAGGTGTTCTGGACCGTGTGGTATCGGTCGAGAGGCTGCGCGAAGTCCGAGCTCTGAGGGCATTCACTCGGCTCAGCCCGGTTGAGGTAGCCGACAATAGCGCTTTCGTGGCGCCGCTGTCCGAGAGGAAGCTGAACTGGCTCCCGGCAATCGAGGTCCGGGGAGAAGGCATCTTCATCAACTTCGATGAAAGTGCCGTCTCGTCATGGGAGAACGGGCCCGACGTCGCCGACAGAGCAGCAAAGGCCCATCAGGCTGCCGAACGTGCGTGGCAGGACCATAACGGTAGTGATCGTCCGTTCCCAATGCTGATTTCGGCGAGGTTTCTACTCGTTCACACAACAGCCCACGCTCTTTCGGAGCGGCTGTCACTCGACAGCGGGTATTCCACCGCTTCCATCCGTGAGAGGCTCTACGTTTCGCCTGGCACGGGCGGCATGTGCGGATTTCTCCTTTACACATCCGCGCCGGATTCTGATGGAACTCTCGGCGGATTGTCGCGAAAGGGACGCACAAACGAGATTGGCCCGATCCTGCTCGCCGCACTTCGGGATCTGGAGTGGTGCTCTTCCGATCCGCTTTGCAGCAGTGGCATCCTCTCACTCTCCGAGGGATCCGGATCGGCGGCCTGTCACAGTTGCACGTTCCTTCCGGAAACCTCTTGCGAGCATTTCAACCGGCATCTCGATCGCGGCATGCTTGTGGGCACACCCGAAAAACCGGGGCTAGGGTTCTTCCGCAAACTGCTTGATGGAGGGTCCTGAGCATGGCGCGCATGTACCCGAGGGAATTGCCGCGACATGTTCTGGAAAATGCGAAACTGTCGTCGGAGGTCCGCGTCTACGAGCGGATGCGGGACAAGTTGCCCGGAGACTTCAACTGCTACTATTCACGCTCATGGCATGAAGCGGATGCCGACGGCGCCGAGTTTGACGGAGAAGCGGACTTCATTGTCGCGCACGCGGAACACGGCTTGCTGTTCCTCGAGGTAAAGGGCGGGAGGGTGAGCTGCCGTGAGAACGATGGCCAGTGGCTCAGCGAGGATCGTGATGGGTTCAGATTCAGGATCAAGAACCCGCTGTCTCAGGCGCGCAGCAGCAAGCACCATTTCCTGAAGCGCCTGAATGCCGGCAAGATGCTCCGCGGTCGTTTCATCCGGGCACGCCATGGTGCGATCCTTCCCGGGAGCGTCAAACCGGCACGCGCCCTCGCGCCGGATGCGCCGCTCGACATAATCGCATTCGGCGACGACATGGACGCCCTCGATCGCTGGATTATCCGGCGGATGACCGACGGTGGCGATTTGCGCGAAAGCCCGCTGGGCCTAGATGGCCTCAGGGCGCTTGAAGAGCTTCTTGCAAGCCATTTCGAGCTGAAGGCACATATCGGCATCAACCTTGCCGACGACGCCAGAGCCATCGAGCGGCTCACGTCTGAACAGGCCTGCATTCTTGACTCGCTTGAAGACAACAGGGAAATGGCAATCTCGGGAGGAGCTGGCAGTGGAAAGACAGTGCTGGCTGTCGAAAAGGCGATCAGGTCGGCCGCCGAGGGTCGCCGGACGCTCCTGACCTGCTTCAACGCACCATTGGCATCTCATCTGCGCAGCGTCTGCGTGGCTCATGAAAACCTGGTGGTGGCCAGTTTCCATGCGTTGTGCCGGACCTTGGCGCACAAGGCCGGAGTCGACGTCCCCACAGACGGCGACCAGTCCCTTTTCGACCGCCTGCTGCCAGAAGCACTTGTCGAAGCAGTCGGCAACAATCCCGATCTGGCCTTCGATACCGTCATCGTCGATGAGGGGCAGGACTTTCGAGACTCATGGTTGAACTCCCTGCGCCTTGCGATCAGCGACCCCGAAACCGGGAGCTTCTATGTCTTCTATGACGACAACCAGCGCCTGTTCTCGCCCGAGAGGGGATTCATAGATGCTCTTCCTGCATCGTCGTTAGCACTGACGCGCAATCTTCGGAACACGCGACGAATTCATGCCCTGATGACGAAGTGGTATGAGGGACGCCGTAGCACACCCGCAGGACCGGAGGGGGAGCCGGTAGGCAGCCTCGTGTGTCGCAATGGGGAAATGGCTTTTTCCCGCGTGAGCGATCGTGTCGCGCAACTTCTTGGCTCCGGACAGGTCCTGCCGGGGCAGATAGCGATACTCGTGGGAGGTGGCCGTACATCGATGTCACTGCCGGACAAGATTGCCGGGAAGCCGACCTGCCGTTCCGATGACGTCCGGTCGGATCATATCGTCCTTGACACAGTCCGGCGGTTCAAGGGGCTGTCACGCCCATGCGTGTTTCTTGTCGGCATCGATGGGCTGACTGATCCCGAACTGATCTACGTCGCGACAAGCCGGGCGAACGTCCTGCTGGAAATCGTTGGTACAGCCGAGGACATCGCACGCATCAAGCAGGAGGTTGAAGCCACTGATCGGTGACGCCCTGCGGTTTCAGGCCATCACGCTCCTCAGTCGAACAGATCCTTGCGAAGCCGCTTCGGGTCGGTGGGCACCACGTACAGCTCTCGCTGGCCAGTGCGCTGACGCAGTGTGTCGACGCAGGTATGGCGTTCAACACGATTTGTGCGATCTGCCTTGCGAGGAACGGTGGCACGGCGTTGCCGACCTGGACGTACTGCTGCGTCCGGTTGCCGAGGAACAGATAGTCATCCGGAAAGGTCTGAAGCCGCGCCGCCTCGCGCACGGTGAGGCTGCGGCACTGCATCGGATCAGGGTGGATGAAGTAGTGACCGTCCTTGGAGATGTGGCTCGTGACCGTGGTCGATGCCTCCCCGGCCAGCTGGACACGGAATCGGTCATTGAAGACGCCGCTGTGCCAGTTGCGGTGGTCGGGGCTGAGCGAGAGCGGGAAATCGGCGGCCTTGGGGCTGTAACCTCGCACTTCGCCGAAGACCGCAGCGAACAGATACCGCCCGAGGTCCGAGGCCATGTGCCCGCGTGTCTCGTGCTGGGCGATGCCCTGTAGTCTCGGGCGCTCCAGCCAGGCGATGAGTTTGTCGTTCGAGGTGCCGTAGGCATCGGGCAGGCGTGACGACGCGCGCGGAGCTGTTGGCGCGTTTTTCAAGCGCTTTGCGACGGAGGAGAAGGTATCCCGCAAGGGGCCGTCGTCCTTGCCCCTGTGAATCTGGGCAAGAAGTCTGGCCGCCTCCGCTACCTCGCGACGCCAAAGAGATGGATCGTCCCGGCCACGGCTGAGGCCGCTACGTAATTCGGGCATCATGCCAATGATGTCGCCGACAGTCCGCGTCACCCCCGAAACCGCCACACTCGTTCCTGTAGCCCTTGTTGCCAGATCCGAGCGGATGCCCACGATGATGACGCGGTGGCGCCTTTGCGGAACCCCGAATTCCTCGGCACGCACGATGAAATCCGAGGGCTGTCCGGCCTCCTGCAGGCTGGCCCTGCCATCCGACACCCGGATCGCCCGCATCTCGTAGTGATGATCATGGCCGGTTCCGAGGGAAGCCAGGTCCTCCATCAGCATCTCGAAGACGAGGCGGCTTTCGATTGTCGAGGACAGCATGCCCTTGACGTTCTCCATGACGAAGGCGGCAGGGCGCAGGCGGTCGAGCACGCGGATGTATTCGCGGAAGAGATAGTGCCGCTTATCCTCCTCGGGGACATACCCGACCTTCCCCTTCGCGCGCGCGCGCCCGACGAGGGAATAGGCCTGGCAGGGCGGACCACCGATCAGGATCGTGTCGTCAAAATTCCGGCGAAGTGTGCTGATGGAGCGGTCGATGGCTACTGCGGCCGGTTCCGTACCGAGCTCGAGGCATTGCGCCTCCGCCTCGGCACGCTGCCACGCAGCGCCGTCCACCTCTGCCCAGTCAGGCTCGGGCGTCAGGCCGGCATGGAAGTCGATGAAGGTCTGCGGCAGTTCCCCTTGCCGCGCGTGAAAGTCCCGCAGGAACGCTCGCAAGGTCAGGGTGCGGTGGGCCGAGGCCTCGTTCTCGACTGAGATGCCGATGTGGAACGGAAAATGGCCGTCGACCTCTTGGGACGCAAAGCCCTCGCCCAGCCCGCCAGGACCGGCAAACAGATCGACGATTCCGAAAGTGGCTGGCAAATGAGGGGCCTCTCGAATTCGGGTCACAGGTTGTATACCAGGTTCGACAGCAGAAGCCAGGAGCCAAATGGCGGATATAGTCGACAAGCAGACCCGGTCCCGAATGATGGCCGGGATCCGGGGCAAGGATACGAAGCCGGAGATGGTCCTTCGGCGCGCGCTCCATGCGCGCGGCTTCCGGTATCGGCTGCACGGAAAGGGTGTCCCCGGTCGACCGGATCTGATCCTCGCAAAGCACCGGGCCGTCATCTTCGTGCATGGCTGCTTCTGGCATCGTCACGCAGGCTGTCGCTATGCGACGAAGCCAGCGACCCGCCCCGATTTCTGGGCGGAGAAATTCGCCGCGAATGTGAGGCGGGATCAAGCCGCACACGATGCGCTGGCAGATGGGTGGCGAGTCGCGACAATATGGGAATGCGCGCTGCGCAAGCGGGAGAAGATCCAGCCTGCCGTTGCAAGGGTCGCGGAATGGTTGCTGTCAGAAAGCCGACGGTTGGAGATCGGTGAAACTGATCTTGAATGAGAGGCCGACCACGGTAGCAACCGCGTGGTGAAGCTCCATCTGCGTAGTCGGTCGCAGTGAAGAACATGTGGCGTGCGTGATGGCGGATTGTCCCGGCAACGCCTTTCGAGGCAATGCATGACATCGTCACGATCCGCATCGGTCGGAGAAGCACCGCTCTTCTCACGGCTGCCATGTCATTCCACCTGTTTCATCCGTGCTTTCTCTCCGGCTAGAAACGTCTGAAACGGTGACAAGTGGCGGGCGGTTTCGGCCGGACCACAGGGAAATGGACGACCATGAAAAAGAGTGACGACACACAGGTTTTCGCGGGACAGCTGGTGGCGCAGAGCATGCTGATCCAGATCCTGATGGGACAAATCGCGATGAACGCGCCTGACCGGGGGGCGGGTGTCCGCGAGGCTCTGGTGCAGGGCGCGAAGGCGATACGTTCGAACCCGAAAATGTCGGAAACCGAGAAATTTGGCGCAGTGAAAACGTTGGAGGATGCGCTCGACACATTCGACCGGATCGCCGCCGGTACGCAGGGGGCCTGAACCATGCCCTTCCGTTTCTGGCGCTGCATCCGTCTGGCCCCCGGGGTGACGCTGAACCTGTCGAAATCGACGGCTTCGCTGTCGCTGGGCCCGCGCGGCGCGAAATACACGATCAGCCCGCGTGGCAACCGGGCGACGGCTGGCTTGCCGGGCACGGGGCTGTTCTACACCGTCCATGACCGCAATCGCGCTGAGCGTGGCGGCGCCGCGCCGGCGCCCAAGGTGCCGCAGCGCGACCGTTTGAAACTGGGGTTCTTCCAGCGGCTGATGACCCCGGCCGAGGAGAGGCGCTTCATCGACGGCATTCGCGCACTCAATGACGGCGATCAGGATGCGGCATTGGCCGCGCTGGAGGAAGCACGCGATCTGCCCGATGCCGCCTGGATGGCCGGGATGATCCGCCTGCGCCGCGAGGAGCTTGACCGCGCGAAGACGCACTTCCGGCACGCGCTAGATCGGATCGACGATCTGGGTGCGCTGTTTGCCAAATACGAGATCGCCGCGCAGGCCAGCCTTCCGATTACCCGCGACATCTTCGCCCATGTCTTCCCGCGCGAGCGTGGCACGCGGCTGGCGCTGCTCGAGATCGCGCAGATTGAATGCCGCCACGACGATGCCATGACGCATGTCGAGCGGCTACTGGAAGTCGATCCCACCGACCCGATTGTATTGCTGTCCTTCGCCGAACTGGCACTCGACACGCCTGATGACAGGGCGCTGATGGACCGGGTGGTGCGCGCCACGACGCATGTGGAGAACGAATCCCCGGTCGACACCGCGATCCTGCTCTATCGTGGGAAGGCGCTGGCGGCGCTGGGCCTGCCGGATGCGGCCATCGATGTGCTGACACTCGCCAACCGCCGCCGCAAGGACCGCCCCGAGGCGCTTCTGCATCAGATCCGCTACGACCGCGCGGTACTCTATCATGACACCGGCCAGCGCGCCCGCGCGAGGCGCGAATTCGAGCGTATCTATGCCGCAGATCCGGGCCTCAAAGATGTGGCCGAAAGACTCGGGGTGGGCGGATGAGCGATGCCGATATCGCGCTTGCGGCGCGCATCCGCGAAATGCTCACCCGGCGCGACGCAGGCAATCCTTTCATCACCTATCAGGCGCTGGCCAGCGAACTCGGCCTGTCGCCGCCCGGGACCATCCAGAAGGTCGCAGCAGCGCTGGAGCAGACCATGCGCGAGGATGTGGCCGCCGATCGCCCGATGATCGCCGCGCTCGTGATCAGCCGTGCGGGCGACATGCCGCGGCAGGGTTTCTTCGAGCTGGCCGTGGCGCTGGGTCGGCTTCCGGATGACCCCGACGCGCATCGAGAAGCGTGAGTGGCGGAATGCGCATCTGTGCTCGCGCAGGGTTCCAATGGCCAGTGATGGCGCGCCCGGAAATGCGCCCTCAGCGTATATCAAACCAGCGCATGGCGGTCTGCAGTAGATGATCGTAGTCGCCTGCCATGGCCTCGGCAATGAAGGCGGTGATCTCCGCGTCGGAGAGGCCAGCGTCCGTGGCAGCCTCACGGCAGCGGCCAAGAACGGCAAAGGCGTTGCCATCATGGCCGGTGAGCGTGACCGTGATGCCGGGGTGTTTCGGGGTCATGGCGGGGGTTCCTTGCGTCGGTCACAGCGACAACGGCGTGACGGGCGCGCACAGTCCATTGGAATGTTGGTGGGTTTGCCGAGGGTGATGACGGGCCCGCGCCTGCGGCCGCAGGAGCACGGCGGTCTCGGCCGATGCGATGCAACGTTATTCAGCGCCGCGACTGATCATCCTGGGATCGATTTCCGGCTCATCCCATTTCGTCGCGGCGCCCATCCAGCGCTCGATGGTTGCCTGCAGCTTGGGATCATTGGCCTCGAGATGGAACGTGTAGAGGCGGTTGATGATCTCCTGCATCAACTGGCGCATCTCGTTCTCATCAATGCGGGAGACTTCTGACCAGGGAATGCGCCGCCCATCGGCATCCTCCACGAAGACATCCGAATAGTCGCCGGTCCGGGTGGCGGGGGTTAGTCCGGAATGCAGCGTCTCCAGCTGCGTGTTGCGCACGCAGAGCATGGCCATGATCCTGGCCAGCTTCGCCGCAATGCGCTTTTCGTCTTCTTTGTTCATCAGGCGAGAATAGCCGGATGCCCGCAGTCGCGCCACGATTTCGAACGAGGGTTCCTGGCTACCTTCTTGCGCACGCCCGCGCCTGATCGCGTAGAACGGCGTAGTCGGCGAGCCAGCCGACGATCAGCGCCCCCTCGGGCAGCGCAGCGACCTCCTCTGCGACACGGGCTTGCTCTGCCAAGCTGTACGCCACCACGGGTGGGCAGATGCTGGGCGGTGGGTCAGAAGTCACCCCCACGCAGCCGGTCAAGAAGATCGTCACGGCTGCGAGGGCGGCGTGCGGTCGCGTCCAGCATCTGACGGTGGATGGCATCGGTCTGCTCCAGCTGGTCGAGCCGTTCGGCGGCGCGGCCTGCGCGCTCGGCCGTGCGGCGGAGGTTGAGGATGAACAAGGTGATGGTGAACACGGCGAGGGCGATGGCCGCCGCGCGCCGCGCCCAAGGCCGGGCAAGGATCCCGACCACGAGGCTAGCCCACATCACCGCAACCCTCGCTTCCAGTCGTCGAGCCTTGCCCAGACGGCCACGGCGATGCCGGCCAGCGCCAGGGCGATGAAGACCCAGCGAAGGGTGTTGAGATATGGCACCAGCGGCAGGACCGCGCCCTGCGCTTCGGCGAGAGCCTCCTGCGCAACCTCGACGCCGGCGGCCCCCACGGTCGCGGCCCCGGCCGCCCCCGTGCCCCGCAGCGTCCGGCTCTGCGCCAGCGCCTCGCGCGCGGGCGGGGTCTCCGAGGCGAACGGCAGCGCGCGGGCGGGAAAGGGGTCGCCCCACGACCGCGCCGGCCCAAGGTCGACATGCATGAAGCCGGAGCGCGGGTAATACCCGAAGCCAAGGAACCCCACCGCGCGCGCAGCGGCCTCGAAGGCTGCGGGTTCGTGGTTCGACATAGCGATGTCGAAGGCTGTGCCATCCATGTGCTTCGAGCGCGGGGCGCCACCGACATTGCGGTTATGCTGGGGCGAGCGATAGGCAGAGCGGATGATCAGTGGCTTGCCAAGCCGGTCGCGCAGGGCCTGCAGCTTGTCCAGCGCTTGCGCGTGCAGCTTCAACTGGCCCGTGCCGCGGCAGGCGATTTCAGCGGGCGAGAAATTCGGCCAGCGCCAGAGGTTGTCGGGGACCTCGCGGAAATGGCGGAAGGTGCGGATCGGGTCGGACATGGGGCGGCTCCTTGGGGTGATGGGCATGCGGAAGGGACCGCCGTGCGTTGGCGCGGCGGAATGGCTGTCGGTGTTGAGATTTGAGCAGTCTGCCAGAGTTGGCTTGTGGACCGGTGGCCAGAGCGGGCGCTGGGCGGTGCGGTCAGCCCCCGTCCTTGCGCTGAAACGCAGCGAAGATCAGGTTGCGCATGTCATGGATATCGCGCTCGATCCGGGCGAGGCGGTCGTGGTCGATCTTGCGATCCTCGTCGCGGCGCTTCTCGATGCGCGTGCGCTCCTCGTGCAATTCCTGTTCCAGCTTGTGAAGCAGCGCTTCGTTGGTGAAAGCTTTCCTCGTCACCGCTGTGGCGAGCCCCGCTATGAAGGTGAACCAGACACCGATCGCGGCGGTGATGCCGTGATCGCGGAACGCCTGGGCGATCTGCTCGAAGAGGGAGGGTTGCGGTGTCATGCCGACAGGATCCCGACTTCGGTGGGCAACGTAAGATCGCTCCAGGGGCTGGCATCGGCCGGATTGACCGCCCAGCTGGAATAGACGGGCTTGGGCGCAAGGTCCGGTACGGTCTCGGGGGTGGCGTCGTGGTTCACCCCACCGATGCGCAAGAAGCCCGCCGTGGCGTCGGGCCCATCCGTGCCCGCCTGTGCGATCTGCTTGATATGCACGCCCGCGATGGCCGAGACCGAGGCCGGGCCGGTCGGCCCGGTGAGCGAGAAAGACATGCGCTGCCCGGGCGCGCTGCTCGCCACGCGCGTGGCGATATCATTATCGCTGAGTGCATCGATACTGCCCACCATCTCGTTGAATGTCGCGATGGCGTTGGGGCTGCGGCGCACGAAGCGTCGCCCGATGGTCGAGACCCCGTCGAGCACGGCGATATGGGCGTAGTACCAGGTTCGGTTCTGGCTGGTTCCGTGCAACCCGACATTCGCGAACACGACCTGTACCGGCTTGCCCTTGCCGCTCATGTTGGCGGCGGTGGCAGTGCTCTGCAGGACGCCATCGACGTGGAAATCGACGGTGATGTCGGCGCCTACCGCGACGCGAACATCGACCCATTGCGGCTGGCCGTTGGCGGCAATGTAGCTCGAGCTGCCCTGCTCGATCGTGTCCCCATGCGCCTCGGCATGATAGCGGTTGGTGCTTGTGAGCGGACGGACCTGCGCGATCCTGACATTGTCCGCGTCATAAAACTCCAGAAACCCGGCATTGCTCTGGGTGATGCTCTCGGAATCGTTGTTGGGGGGCACGTAGCGAAACCCCAGCCACAAGTCCCCGGATGGCGCCGGGAACCCCACGGCGAAGGGCGCGGCGAGCGTGCGCGAGCCGTTGAAGCGGATGCCGTTGACATCGAGGGTGTCGTCGAAGCCAGCAGCGACGGTGCTCAACAGCCCCGAGATGCCGGAGATGTCGGTGGGCTGATGGCCCAGATGCAGGATGTAGGTCATGGCAATTCCACTTCGATGTAGAGGGCGGCATGGGCGGCGGTCAGGGGCTTGCCCCCGCCGTGATCGAGAAAGAGCGAGACATTGCCCGATGTGAGGCGGGCGCCACCGCCGAGATCGAGCCAGGTTTCGAATTCGGCCACGCTGAGGTCGCGATCCCATCCGATCTCGATGAAGGCATGGGCCTCAAAGATCGACAGATCGGGCTCCTCAAAGCCCAGCGCCTTCACCCCGGGTGGGACCGGATAGCTGAACTGCGAGGGAAGCGAGCGCAGCGTGCCGCCATCGCTCGGATCGCGCCCCTGGATCTGGGGGTGGAAAGCGGCGCTGGGCGCGGATGTCCATGTCGCATCGCCGGCCACGGGATCGTCGCGCCAGACGCCATTAAGCCCGATCCAGAGGCTGGCATTGGCCGGGTCCAGCACGAGCATCACTACATCGCCCGCGCCAAAGGGGGCGAGCCCGGTCAGGCGCTGACTGGCGGTGCTGGTGTTCGAGGACCAGAGCGAGCCGTTGCCGCGATAGCCGATCGAGCCCAGCGTGATCGGGTTGTCGCCTGCGTCAAAGTCGTCGCGCTGTTCGACGGAGATCACACCCAGATAGCCGTCGAAACTGGCCGCGCCACCGGGCGCGCAAAACACCTCCCAATAGCGCCGGCCATCCGAGGGCAGGATCGCCTTCGCTGTGGGCACCCAGCGGCGGTAATCGCTGCCGCCGGAAGTGTTGATGGCGGACTGGTTCCCATCCGAGAGCGTGTAGCCTGCGGGGGTGCGCGTGGGGTCGAGTTCCCAGGCGCTGCCGATATCGATGGGTGGGGCCGCGTCGCCGCCTTGCACCAGGATCGCGGCGCGCAGCATCAGCAGACTCATGCAACCGCTCCCGCCAGTGCGCCCTGAATGACCCAGGCATCCGCCCCGCGCTTCACCAGCGCCGCACCGGACCACTGGCCGTCGAGGGCGACCGAGCCGCCCACAATACCGTTGAGCGACACGCCAGCCGCGGCCGTGATTGTTGCCACGCCGGCACCGATTTGCGTGATGTTGACCAGCGTGCCGATCTCGAAGGGGACGCTCGCCTCTTCGGGGATCGTCACGGTCACGCTTGAAGCGCCCGTGGTTTCCAGAATGCTGCCCAGATCGATCAGTTCCAGCGTGTGCGCCGTTGCCGTGAGCGTGCGGATCGGCACGATGCCGGGGCAGGGCACCTCGACCCACGCCGTGCCTTCAAAGCGCACATGCCGGGCCTCGTCGGCAATCCAGACCTGCCAGCCGGGCTGCGGGGTGAGGAGTACCCATGTCTCGCTTCCCGGCTCACCGTCCCAGAGGGCCACAGCGCTGGGATTGGCGGGCGCGCCTTCGGGCACAATGTACACGTCTCCCGCTGCGCCTGTCCCGGGCAGAGCCGTGCTGCGCGACAGCGCACGCGCCTGCACCAGCACCGAGAGGCGGCGCAGGTCTTCGCTGACGCTGGTGCCCCAGTTGCGTTGGCCGGGCTCGTAGAAGGCGCGCAGCCCCAGCCCCGGCATGATCCGTTCCGCCATGCTCGTCCTCTTTCATGTTGGTCGTGATGATTGTGGGGAAGCCCGGATTCAGCTGCCCCAGAGGAACCCCCAGCCGCGATCCCAGCCGGCGGCGAAGGGTGCGGTCAGGCGGAAGGTGCGTGCGTCCCGGTCGGTCAGCCAGATGCCATCGACCAGTCGCCGCGCCCGAACGGCGATGTCGATTTCAGCCGTGCGCTCGGGTGCGCCACTCTCCGGCACATCTTCGGGCGACAGTAACCAGCTTGTGCCGCTCTCAGCGTCGATGGTGATGCCTGGCGGCATGAGAGCCGCGCCAGTGTCGGGGTCGATCCAGCGCACCTCGAGCGCATAACCGACGCCCGGCTCCGGTCCGATGGAGCCGCCCGTGTGATCGACGATCACGGGGCTGGTCTGGGTCAGCCGGTCGCGATGCGTCCAGGTCAGTTCAACGTTGCCCGCCACCAGCGCATCGACGTCCGGCGCGTAACTGCCATCGATCTGAACCCGACCGGGCGGCAGGGGGCGGATGGCACGACGGTCCAGCGTCAGGCCGTTCTCGGGCGCCAGCGCAAAGGCGAGCGTGCCGCGCCCGGTCTCCGGCAGCAGCCGGATCGCCAGCGTCTCTCCCGCTGCCCAGCTTTCTTCAGTTATCCGCGCACCTTCGTCAAAGAAGACCACTGGCGTGCCCGCCGCATGCGCGCGCGGCACGGTGTCGAGGCACCCCCGGCCCACAGTGATCGCCGTGAACGTGATTCCGTCAACGCGCACAAGTTCGCCGCCGATGCTCGCCAGCGTGCCGATCCCGACCTCGCCGATGTCGCGCCACCCGGTGACGGGCAGAACGCGCGTCTCCGGGTGGTCTGAGACGTCCGCCGCCAGCAGCGCCGTGGGCGCGAACGCGATCACACCCTCCTGTGCCGGACCGGTGCCGGGGTCGATCCAGAGCTCGGCCGCCAGCGCGTCGGCACTGGGGCGCTCGCCGGTGGCAACTAGTGTGCCCGCATCCGGATCCTCCGACAGGATGCGATCGGCCTCGCTGTGGCCCAGTTCGCGGACGAGCAGCCAGTACGGAGCCTCCTCGACCATGCGCCGGGTCAGCGCGCGCGGCGGCGCGGCAACCCCGGTGCCGGTCGGCATGCGTCCGCCTGCGATGGCGGTCGCGCCCAGTGCAAAGACATCCTCCGCGAGCTTGAGGCGGATGCCGTTGTCGCGCCCGTCGCCCTGACCGATCTCGGAGATGCGCATGATGACATCATCAAGCCCGAGGCGGGCCGAGCGCAGCCGGATCACATCGCCGGGCCCGAGGTCCGCACCCTCGCGGTTGACCACGATCTCGCCCGTGAGCAGCGGCACGGAAAGCGCCCGCAGGTCGCGCTCGGCCACGCGCACCGCCAGCCCCTGGTAGCGGATGCCCGGATAATCGAGCGTGGTCGCGATCACCTCGCCCATGGACTGCACCCGGGCCGTGTCTGTCACGCTGACCGCCCCCGTGTCGTCCGTCCAGGCATCGGTAAAGCGCACGGTCACGCTGTTGACGAGGTCGGAGGGCGCGCGCCGCCCCAGCCGCCCCCAATCCACGACATTTGTCTCATCAAACAGCGGTAGCGTGCTGGCGGTGTAATCCGCCCGGATCAGCTTAAGCTCCCAGAGCCCGGTGCGCCGGTCGATGAACAGCGTCGCGTCGATATGGTCGAGGACGCTGGCGATGAACTCCTCGATCGAGCTGTCCTGCTGCCAGATCAGCGAGAGGCCGAAGCCCTCGGTGTAGAGCGTGTCCGCCGCGGAGGTGAAACTGGTCCCGATCTCGACTGTGGAATAGCCCAGACCCCAGTCGCGGTTGGTAAGGCATTCGCGGATGATATGGGCCGGGTTCATGTCCGGGCCGTTGCCGAACGCCCCGCGCAGGGAGGCCACCAGCGCCTGCGGGTTGCCGGGCGGGATCACCGGCACCCCGTCCACAGGCGTGTTGTCGATGCGCGCGGTATAGGTCGTATTGGCCAGCGCGATGTTGAAGCCGAAGATGTCGACGGGCGGCAGGCTGGCGATGGTGGCCTCGGCCGCTTCGACTGAGGAAACGGGCGAGGGTTCGCCATCGGTCACGAAGATGACGATCCGTCGCTTGGATCCGCCGCCAGCAAAGAAGGTGCTGGCCTCTGCGAAGGCCGCGTTGAAGTTCGTGCCCCCCGAAGTGCTGTTCGAAAGCGCCAGCATCCAGGCCTCGAGTGCCTCGTAATCCTCGGGTTCCATGTTGCGGCGCTCGATCGATCCTGCGACGCCCGCGTTCCAGAGCACGATGCGGATGTCGTTGGGGCGGTCGGGATCGACGCTGGCACCGATCTCGCGGATCAACGCGGCCACGCCTGCCTTCTGCGCGGCCATCCGCGTGCCTGACATCGAGCCTGAGACATCGAGCGTGATGTAGATCGCCGCGTCCGAGATATTGGCCTCGGGCACGATCGGGGCCTTCTCGGGATACCATTGCGCCGCCCCGGCCTCGCTGGTCAGCACGCGGGTCAGGCGCACGGCCCATGGCTTGAGGTAGGGGTTGATGCCCAGATAGACCCGTCGCAGTACCAGAGAGCAGAGCCCGCGATAGGCGGGCACGTTGCCGTTCATGCGGGCGCTCAGATAGTCGTTCTGCCCCTGGCTAGTGGCTCCCATAAGCACATCGACATCGCCGACAATGCCGCCCTCCCGCTTCTCGCCGCCGAAAAGGTCGGGCTTGTCGATCCGGATGCGCCCACCACCTGCACCGGCGTTGCTGGCGCCGGAAGCGGCCTCGAATATCTCCACGGCCTGAGTGGGGAAGCTCAGGGTTTCCGGTAGCACGGTCAAGCTGCTGATCGTGAACTCCGCATCAAAGCTCACCCCTTGCAGCGTGATGGTCTGGCTGGAGCCGTTCGCGAGGCGCAAGCGATACTCCTGCCCGATGCGCACCCCTGCGAGGGTGCCGGGGAAGGTGATCGTCGCGCCGGGGTCGCCCGCGAGCGCGGCGGTGGCGACCATACTTCCGACCGTGCCTATACGCGTCTCCACGGCCGCGCCGCCACCGCTTGTGCTGCTGCCGGTCGTCACTGACCAGGCAGTGCGGCGATCGACGAGGATCTCGCGGATGGCATCGACCGGCCCGTGACAGAGCGCCAGATGCATGCCCAGCGAATAGCGAAAGCCGACGGTCTGCTTCTTGCTACCGCCCATGTGCGCCTTCCCGCATCTCGGCGATCCGGATCACGGGCTCCACCAGCGCATCCCCGGTCGCGCGCAGCCGGTCGACCTCAATGCCGTTGGCGAGGAAGTCCTGCCAGGCGAACCCGTGGCGACGAAACCATGGCCGCACGCCCGCGAGGCAATAACGCGCGGTGCGCAGGTCCTGGATGGTCACGCGCGTCACTTCTTGCCGCCTTTCTTCCTGATCGGATCGACCTTGAGATCGCCTGCCCAGACGACATTCGGCCCGGTGATCAGTACCGTCCCGAACACCACTGGGATCGCTCGCCCTTCCTCGGCGGTGGGCAGCGAGAAGTCGTCAAGCCCGGCGGCCTGGGGTTTCTCGATCTTGGGGCGCGGGCTCAGCGCATAGGAAATCGCCGAGAGCACCAGCCCGAGAACGAGCCGCGCGATGAAGGTCCAGACCATGAGAGATTGCCGATTGCGGATTGGCGCCTGCAGGGCACGTCAGACGATGGAGCCGCCGCCCAGGGGGTTGCGGCCGGGGATCTCGGGAAAGCCCCCGAAATTGAGAAGATTGCCGAATTTTGCCGCGCAGGTGGTTGCGCGCAGATCGCAGCCCGGCGCGATGTCGAGCAGGACCGGCAGTGGCTCGCCCGTGTCCGGATCGATCTCAGGCGTGGCAAAAGCTGCAGCCAGATCCGGCATCGGGCGCGAGAGGGTTAACACCGCGCCGGCATGGCCAGTGATGAAGCCGAGCTGCACGCCAAAGCGCAGCACCCCGCCGCGGATCCAGCCATCGGGTTGTGCAGCTGCCTCAGGGATCGTCAAGGCATTGCCGGCAACGGCCGTAACCGTCCCCGTCAGCCAGTGCAGAGCGATATCGAGCCCGCAGCCGCGCCCGTAAAGAGCATGGCGGCAAAGCCGCTGATACTTCGCCCGCACCCCCGCGCGGCGCAGCGTGCTGAAGATCGACTCGGCCTGCAGCAAGATGCGCTGCCCTTCCACCTCGGCGCCCACCACGCGGCCTTTCCAATGCGCGACCGTCTCGCCCAGCACCTGCTCGTGGCCCCGGAAGATCGTCAGCGTAATGGGCGTGCTGCCCAGCGGCGCGAGAAAGCGCCGCGCGAAGGGATGCGAGAGTGGCCAGGTCAGCTCCAGCCGCCCGCGCTCGATCGCGCTCGTCTGCACCACATCGCCATGGGCCACGGCTGCGGGCTCCCAGGTGATCTCCGTCCCGCCGCTCCCCGCGCTGGTCCAGGCCGCAGCCCGGCTGGTGAAGCGCGAGACCTGATCGTCTTCCACAAACTGGTAGAGGAAATAGGGTCGGCCCTCGGCGGGAGAGGACTCGATGCTGGCATAGGTCATGGGGGCGGACTCAGGAGTTGCGATTGGGTATCGCATTTACCGGTTCGGGTGGCACCGCATGGGGTGCTGGCAGGTGTTGAGGGTGAGCGCGAGGAGTGAACTGATGCGGTGGATGCCCCCACCCGACGGCATCGTATGTGCCATAACGGTTTCGTAGGAACCAGCATGAGGGAGGCATCCATGTCAGAGACACATAGTGTTCTTCATTCCTCTCAGAGTCTGATTCAAAACTACCCGATCATTTTCAAGCCCTTGCAAGATGACGTGTGACCCGTCGAATGTGGGCGATGAGCACCCAGGCCTCTGCGC